AACCGCAACGGTGTTTTATGGCTAAGAAAAAAGGTCCGGTTCTCTCGGTTGGTCGCGGTGAAAAACTGCCCATCTCCAAGGGGGCGGGCTTGACCGCCAAAGGCCGTGCCAAGTACAACGCTGCTACGGGTAGCAACCTCAAAGCCCCGCAACCGCAGGGCGGCAAGCGCAAGGATTCGTTCTGCGCCCGTATGTCCGGGATGCCCGGCCCGATGAAAGACGAGAAGGGTAAACCCACCCGTAAGGCGGCTGCTCTTGCAAGATGGAAGTGCTGACATGACACAGACTCACGACACAGTTAAAAACATCATTGACCTTGCGTCGGTGGTCGCTGCTATTGGATCATTCTTGGAACTCCTTACACCTATCTTTGGTTTGATCGGCGCCGTATGGACTTTGATGCGTATCGCTGAGATGGTCACAGGGAAACCGTTTTCTGAAATTATTGGGCGGAAGAAACCCGATGCCAGCAACAAGTGAGAAGCAAAAGCGGTTCATGGATGCCGCAGCACACAACCCCGCATTTGCAAAGAAGGCTGGCGTGCCCGTATCTGTGGCCAAGGATTTCAGCGAGAAAAGCAAGGGCGTCAAGTTCGGGGGCAACAAATCCCGACCTGATCTTCAGAAGGTAAACGAGCCTAAAACTCGTCAGGGTAAGACTGAACTCTTTAATAAAGGTGGTGATACTATGGCTTCAAAAATGAACCCCGGAATGATGGCAATGATGGCCAAGAAAAAAGGCACAGGGGACTCCCCAATGGGCAAACCTGTTATGAAAAAAGGCATGGACATGGCCAAAGATGGCATGAAGAAGATGGCCTCTGGCGGCATGACCAAGATGGCCAAAGGCGGCGGCATCGAGTCCAAGGGTAAGACCAAGGGCACAATGATCAAGATGAAGAGCGGCGGCAGAGCCTGCTAATTTAAGGAGCTATCATGGCAAGCAAAAAAGCAGGGCGTTTAGCAGGTTTGGCCGCACTGGCTGGTCTTGCCTATATGGCCAACAAAAAAGGCGAGGGCAAAACTCCAGACGCGGTCAAAAGCGACAGCAAAAACGAGAGCAAAAGTAAGAGCTACGACCGCGATACCGACACTGGTGTGGACGCTATGGCTTCTGACGCAGCAAAGAAACCTGCTGCGGATTTGGGCGAAATTCGTGATGAAGAAGGTAGGTTATCAACGCTTCGTCGTAACACCGAGACCGGTGAGATGTATGACCCAATAGGGTCTACTTCGGGGAAAAGCGCGGCTGCAAAGGTTGCTACCCGACCAAAAGCCCCAATTGTTTCGGCAGCAAAAGCGCCTGCCGCAAGCACCGCAATGCCTGAAGGTGCTTTCCGGGGCATTCGTTCTGAAACAAAACCTGAAGGTGCTTATCGTGGCACGCGCTCTGACTCTCAGGCTGCAAAAGACGCTGAGCAGGCAAAACTTACGAGTTCGTATAAGCCACGCAGACCGGACGTAAAACTGAGAGATGCAGACTATCAATACCCGGCCACGGGAGAGTCGGGAGCTTTTACCAATAAGCAGCTAAAAAGATTTGGCGCGGAAGAAAGACCAGAAAGCGAAGAACAAAAAATTTTTGGTAAGAAGCGCGGCGGCGTGGTCAAGAAGATGGCTTCTGGCGGCATGACTTCTTCGGCTTCTAAACGTGCTGACGGTATTGCCACCAAAGGCAAGACTCGCGGAAGGATGTGCTGATCATGTCTGATTCAAAACAAGCAGAACTTGACGCAGAAGCGCTGGCAAAGAAAGCTAGAGAAGAAGCTCGTTCTGGCGGCACTGATGCGCCACCTACGGACGCCATGAAGCAAAAAATGGCTGATGAAAAAGACAAGAAGGCAGCAGAGAAAGCGCCGACTACCAAGACTGAAATGGGCAAACGCTTTAAGTCCGGTGGTGTCACTCGTGCGGATGGCTGCATCTCTAAGGGCCACACAAAAGGCCGGATGGTGTAATCATGATGTCCAGCCGTGGCATGGGAGCCATCAACCCAAAGAAAATACCCAAAGCCAAAGCTATCAAGATGGCTGAAGGCGGCAAGGTCAATGAAGCGGGCAACTACACCAAGCCCGGTCTTCGCAAACGCATCTTTAACAGCATCAAAGCTGCCGCAGTGCAAGGCACCGGAGCAGGTCAGTGGTCAGCCCGTAAGGCCCAACTGATGGCCAAACGCTACAAAGCTGCTGGTGGCGGCTACAAAGACTGATATGAAGGCACCGCAGAAATCCCTCAAAGACTGGGGCGACCAAAAATGGAGAACAAAAAGTGGTAAAAAATCTTCTGAAACAGGTGAGCGATACCTTCCAAGCGCTGCGATTAAAAGTCTCAGCCCTGCTGAGTACGCTGCAACGACCAAAGCCAAGCGAGCAGGAAAAGCCGCCGGGAAGCAATTCGTAGCTCAACCCAAAACGATTGCAAAGAAAACAGCAGGATTTAGATAATGGCAACCACCTCCGGCGTTTCCGCATTTAACCTTGACCTAACTGAACTGGTCGAGGAGGCGTTTGAACGCGCTGGTAGCGAGATGCGTACCGGCTATGACCTGCGAACTGCTCGCCGCAGTCTGAACATCATGTTTGCTGATTGGGCCAACCGTGGCATCAACATGTGGTCGATTGAGCCGGGGACCATCACTTTCGTGCAGGGGCAGAACACTTATGCACTGCCATCTGACACCATTGACCTGCTTGAGCACGTCATACGCACTGGTGGTAACGTAGCGTCTACACAGGCGGACTTGACCATCACCCGGATCAGCGTATCAACCTACGCCACGATCCCGAACAAAATCCAGCAGGCGCGGCCTATTCAGATTTGGATTCAGCGGTACAACGCACAGAGCTCGCCTACGGGCCTGACGCTGAACGGCACCATTACCTCTACGGCTACGACCATCACCCTCAGTTCGACTGTGGGCCTACCTGCTTCTGGCTTCATCAAAATTGACAACGAGACCATCAACTACAGTTACATCTCAGGGAATACTCTGGACAACTGCTTCCGCGCTCAGAATAACACCACCGCAGCCGCGCATACCACTGGCGCAGCCGTGTACTCGGAACAGTTGCCCGCCGTCACTGTCTGGCCAACGCCTGATGGCTCACAGACCTACACGCTGGCTTACTGGCGTCTGCGCCGTACTCAGGATGCTGGCGGCGGTGTCAACGTCATGGACGTCCCGTTCCGGTTTGTGCCCTGCATGGCAGCGGGCTTGTCGTATTACCTAGCGGGCAAGATTCCTTCAGGTTTTGAGCGCCTACCTATGCTCAAAGCCCAGTACGACGAGGCTTGGCAGAACGCCGCCGACGAGGATCGTGAAAAAGCTGCGGTGCGATTCGTGCCGCGCCAGATGTTTATAAACTGATATGGGCAATAGGTTCGCCAGTGGTAAGAACGCGATCAGCGAGTGCGACCGCTGCGGGCAGCGCTTCAAGTTAAAACTGCTGAAGAAGGAAGTTATCAAGACTAAGACGTACAATTTGCTTGTATGTCCTGAGTGCTGGGACCCAGACCAACCGCAGCTTCAGTTGGGTATGTATCCAGTTGATGATCCACAAGCCCTGCGTAACCCGCGCCCAGACCGTAGCTATGTGGCTTCGGGGCTTTTGGTAAGCGGTTATTTGGGTGAGGGCAGCAGGAATATTCAGTGGGGTTGGAACCCCGTGGGTGGCTCTAGGTTTTTTGATGATGCGCTGACGCCAAATTTCTTGGCTTTGGGTGTGCAAATTGGTACAGTTACGGTTACCACATAGGAGTTAAATATGGACGCAAAGAAAGCAGTGCGGAAGCACGAAGCAAATATGCACCCCGGCAAAGCGCCGACCAAACTGCGTGCGGGTGGCAAGACCAACGCCGACATGCTCAAGATGGGCCGTGGTTTGGCTAAAGTAGCCAACCAGAAGTCGTCTGGACGGAAAGGCTAATCATGGCTAAATACAGCAAAAAAATTGGTGGCAAAGAAGTTGGTGATGCCAGCGTCTATGCTGAGCCACACACCATGAAGGGCAAACCCGTAGTTGCGGAAACCAACCCGGGCAGGATGCCAAACCACAGCAAGTTGGACACCTATAACGTGAGCCTTGGTGCCATCAGCAAGTTTGCCGGTGAGCAGCCAGCCAAAACCTCGGGCATAAAAATCCGTGGTACAGGCGCGGCTACCAAGGGCGTGATGGCTCGTGGCCCAATGGCGTAAAGCATGACATACACCGAGCTTGTAGCGGCGATCCAGTCGTACACGGAGAATCAGTTCCCAGCTACAACTCTGGCGGACGGTTCTACCGTGTCCAGCACAACTCAGATTAACTTGCTCATTGAGCAGGCTGAGCAGCGCATCTACAACTCGGTGCAGTTCCCGTCTATCCGCAAGAATCAGTTCTCGTTGATCACGGCAAACAACAAGTACGTGTCTCTACCGGAAGACTTCTTGGCCGTGTACTCGTTGGCCTTGGTAACAGGTGTTATTGGCGCAAATTTAGACACCGGCACGTACGAATACTTGCTCAACAAAGACGCAAACTTTATCCGTCAAGCGTACCCGACTCCAAATGACACAGGCGAGCCAAAATACTACGCTTTGTTCGGGCCAACGATTCTTAATTCAACAATTACGAACGAGCTGTCGCTCATCCTTGGCCCAACGCCTGACGCCGGGTACTACGTAGAGCTGCATTACTTCTACTACCCTGAGTCGATCACCACAGCGGGAACTTCGTGGTTAGGCGACAACTTCGATACGGTCTTGCTGTATGGCAGCTTGGTTGAGGCGTATACGTACATGAAGGGTGAGACTGACATCATCGGTCTGTACGACGGTAAGTACAAAGAAGCGCTGGCTCTGGCTAAACGTCTGGGTGATGGTATGGAGCGTCAAGACGCCTACCGATCTGGTCAATATAGACAGGCAGTCACATGACCATAGCCCAGACATCGACGACCAGCTTCAAGGTAGAACTGCTTCAGGCGGTCCACAACTTTGGCCCGACGTCGCCCGACACTTTTAAGATCGCTTTGTACACGGCAGCGTCAAACATCGGCCCGGACACGACTGTATATACAACAACTGATGAAGTGGTTGGCACGGGCTACACAGCGGGCGGCAACACGCTGGTCATCTCCACGAGCCCGACCTCTGGTAACAACACGGCAAATATTCCTACCGCGTTTGTCAGCTTTGCCAACACATCTTGGGCAAGTTCAACTATTACGGCTCGTGGCGCTTTGATTTACAACAGCACGCAGGGCAACAAATCGGTGGCGGTGCTGGACTTTGGTGCAGATAAGACCACAGCCAACACTACGTTTTTAATTGAGTTTCCAACCGCCAATGCCTCCAGCGCAATCGTGCGAATTTCATAAGGACCAATATGCTTGTAACGACAACCAAAGGCGAAATGGACGACTCTCTGCTTGAAAAGCGGGAGGGTACCGTGGATAATGACAACGAATTCACCACATGGGTTGAATACTGGCAGGGGGGCGAACTTGTTCACCGCTCTGCACATGTAACTTTAAAGAAGCCTCCAACTTTTGCTGGCGGCGTAGCAGCATCTATAGCATAAAGGAAATATCATGGCCAATACTCAATCAATGTGTACCTCTTTCTTGGGCGAACTGATGTCCGCTCAACACCAATTTGGTGCCTCAACAATCACCTCGCGCACCAGCTTGACCTCTCCAACTGGAGACACGTTTAAAGCCGCCTTGTACTTGGCTTCTGCTACGGTGAACGCATCTACTACGGCGTACTCTGCTAGTAACGAAGTCTCTGGTACAGGTTATTCGGCTGGTGGCGTGACGGTAACGACCGCAACAACTCCAACGGCAACAAACGCTTCTGCTACGGCGGGTGTAGGTTTTGTCACGCCATCAGCTTCGATTACTTACACCACAGTGACCTTGCCCACGGCTTTTGATGCGGTGTTGATTTATAACTCTACGCAAAGTAACAAGGCGGTTTCTGTCCATACGTTTGGCAGTCAGACCATTACAGCGGGCACGTTTACGCTGACAATGCCTGCCAACACCACATCAACCGCGTTACTGCGTCTGGCAACAACTTAAGCGGAGGCGGCGCAAGCCGTAGGCCATGTTTGGTATCTCCGCATTTGCACAGGCTCCCTTTGCGTCGTTGGGGGAAACGTTAGGCAGTGCCGCCCTGACGGGCTTATCTGCGTCTGCTGATGTAGGCTCCGCCACAGCAAATATTACGGTTGCTCTTACGGGAGTCGCCGCATCGGGTGCAGTAGGGTCTGTTGATTCTATTGTTGAACTTGCTAGTGTTGAGGCGGTTGGTTTAGCAGGCATAGTAGCACTGTCTTTAACGGTAGCTATAACAGGGGTTGAAGCCGCAGGCTCATCTGGCACAGTAATCTACAACGAGATTTATGGGACGAGCGGTGACGAGGCGATTGGTTCAGTTGGGACAGTAAGTCCAAGCATTACAAAGGAACTGACTGGTGTTTCGGCTTCGGGCGCGGTAGATGCGGTAACTTTTACTAAAACAGAAGCCTTGACTGGGGTTCAAGCGGCAGGCGCGGTTGGGGATGTAACAGAAACAAACAGTCCGACAGAAGATGGCAACCAAGCTATAGGATCAGTTGGGACGGTTACTCCTAGCGCAGCTACAGAACTGACTGGGGTTGCAGCTTCGGGCGCAGTTGGCACAGTTACCTTTATTGAGGCGTTTGAGCTTTCTGGTGTTCAAGCTACAGGTAGCGTGGGTACTGTTGGTGTAGGTGCCAGAACACTAGCACTGACCGGGGTTCAAGCCGCAGGTTCATCTGGCACTGTGCTTGCTGTTTATTGGATTTTGGTAAATACTTCTCAAACACCCAATTGGGAGTTGGTTGAGACGGATTAAGGACACATATGGCACTCGTACTTGCAGATCGCGTAAAAGAAACCGCCACGACAACAGGCACCGGAACAGTAACGCTTCTTGGCGCAGTTACGGGGTTTCAGTCCTTCGCCGTGATTGGTGACGCTAACACGACTTATTACACAATTGCAGGACAGTCGAGTAATGAGTGGGAAGTCGGGATTGGTACGTACACCTTGTCAGGCACAACCTTAGCCAGAACAACGGTGCTGTCAAACAGCGCAGGAACACAGCCTTCCGCGTTAAGTTTTTCAGCGGGCACAAAAGACGTATTTGTCACCTACCCCGCTGGGAAATCAGTCAACCTTGATGCGTCTGGAAATGCTACCGCTCTGGGAACTCCCGTCTCGGCCACTCTGACAAACGCCTCGGGTTTGCCAATTTCAACCGGCGTATCGGGTCTGGGAACCAATGTTGCAACTTTTCTGGCTACACCGTCTTCAGCCAATCTTGCTGCTGCGGTCACTGATGAGACCGGTACAGGCGCTCTTGTTTTTGCCACCAGCCCAACCTTGACCACTCCCGCTTTGGGTACGCCTTCCGCTCTGGTTGGAACAAACATTACAGGCACTGCTTCGGGCTTAACGGCTGGCAACGTAACAACCAACGCCAACTTGACAGGCGCTGTAACCTCTGTCGGTAACGCCACCTCTCTTGGCTCCTTTACATCGGCGCAACTTTTAGGTGCTCTTACGGACGAAACGGGCACGGGAGCAGCGGTATTTGCTACCAGCCCCACCTTGGTTACCCCGGCACTTGGAACACCCTCCGCTCTGGTTGGCACTAATATTACTGGAACTGCGGCAGGACTCACTGCGGGCAACGTAACTACAAATGCCAACTTGACTGGCGACGTGACTTCCGTTGGCAATGCAACAACCCTGACTAACGCGCCTGTTATTGCAAAAGTTTTGACAGGTTACGTATCTGGGGCCGGTACAGTAGCAGCTACGGACTCCATCTTGCAAGCTATCCAAAAGCTAAACGGAAATGATGCTACAAACGCCAATCTAACCGGTGCAGTTACTTCAGTTGGTAATGCAACATCTCTCGGATCATTTACATCTGCTCAACTGCTGGGCGCACTTACTGACGAAACGGGCACAGGAGCAGCGGTATTTGCCACAAGCCCAACCTTGACCACTCCCGCGCTGGGCACGCCATCGGCGCTGGTTGGCACAAACATAACAGGCACCGCTTCGGGCTTAACCGCTGGTAATGTCACTACAAACGCCAATTTAACCGGAGATGTGACTTCGGTGGGTAACGCAACGAGTATTGCCGCAGGAGTAATTGTTAACGCAGACATTAACGCATCAGCCGCTATTGTTGATACAAAGCTGGCGACAATTTCTACAGCTTTAAAAGTTAGCAACTCAGCGACGACAGCAACATCAGCAAACACCGCCAGCGCAATTGTTGCGCGTGATGCATCAGGAGACTTTAGTGCTGGAACAATTACAGCTTCTTTAACAGGCAACGCATCAACAGTTACAACTAACGCCAACTTAACCGGCGATGTAACCTCTGTTGGCAATGCAACAAGTATTGCTGCCGGTGTAATTGTCAATGCAGACATCAACGCGTCTGCTGGCATTGTGGACACCAAGCTGGCGACGATTTCTACGGCGTCAAAAGTTAGCAACTCAGCGACTACAGCAACTAATGCGAACACCGCCAACGCAATTGTTGCGCGTGATGCAAGTGGAAACTTTACCGCAGGCACGATTACCGCCGCTTTGACGGGCAACGCATCTGGTTCAGCAGCTACGTTTACCAGCACGTCACAGAACTCGCAGTTTAATTCGGTTGGGGTTGGTACAGCCGCTTCCGGTACAGCAGGTGAGATTCGTGCAACCAACAACATCACGGCCTACTACTCAGATGATCGGTTCAAAACAAATCTTGGCAACATCCCTGATGCGCTGGCTAAAGTACTGACGCTCAACGGCTTCTATTACGAAGCCAACGAGCTTGCACAGTCTTTTGGTTACGAGAAGATTTTAGAAGTCGGTGTTTCCGCGCAGCAAGTCCAAGCAGTTCAGCCAGAGGTTGTGGCCCCGGCCCCAATCGACGAGAATTACTTAACTGTTCGCTACGAGCGCTTAGTTCCTCTGTTGATTGAGGCTATCAAAGAACTGAACGCCAAGGTCACCGCGCTAGAGCAAGTCGTGGCAAAATCAACGCAAGGATAATTATGGCAAGCACCTACTCCCCCTCGCTACGAATTGAGCTGATTGGCGCTGGCGAACAGGCCGGTACGTGGAACACCACGACCAACACCAACCTCGGCACGCTGATTGAGGCGTCTATTGCTGGATATGTGGCGGTATCCGTTACCTCGGCCAACCAAGCCTTCTCTGCGCTGGACGGTGCTGCTGACCAAGCACGAAACGCCGTTATTGCACTGTCCACAACGACCGGTGCCAATTTCAACGTCTATGCTCCCCCACAGGAGAAGACCTATATCATTTACAACACCACCGCCTTTACAGCTACGATTTTTAACTCAACGGCGATTGGTAACACAACCGCAGCGGGCGCAGGTATCACTGTTCCTGCGGGTGGTAAGGTATTGGTGTTTAGTGATGGAACTAATTTTTACAGCATAAGCGCCCCCAACCTAACCGGCGCAGTCACTTCGGTAGGTACCGCTACGTCTCTTGGATCGTTTACATCTTCTCAACTGTTGACTGCGCTTACGGACGAAACAGGTACGGGTTCAGCGGTATTTGCCACAAGCCCCACGCTGATAACTCCTGCTCTGGGTACACCATCTGCCTTGGTTGGAACGAACATCACGGGTACAGCGGCAGGTCTGACGGCGGGCAACGCCACGACGGCTGCGGCAGCTACAACGCTGGCTACGACAAATTTTTCTATCGTTGAGTCCGGCGGCAAGCTATTTTTTAAGTACGGGGCTACAAACATTGCCTCAATGGACTCTTCGGGCAACTTGATTACGTTGGCGAATATTACCGCCTTCGGCACACCATAAGGAGCGAGCATGACGCTTCCAGTCGTACCCGGCAATTCGATGTCGTTCTCTCAGATCAACACTGAGCTTGGCTTATCTTCAACTGCAACAATTTCTTTAAATGATGCCGCTGTTCGTACTCTAGCGGGTGTCGGCGCAAGCCCAGCAGCTATTGCCATTACCAATTTAAGCGGTAAGTCCAACCAGTTTGCCTTCACGATCAGCAGCAACCAGACCAACGCAAACTTACGCACTCTGGCAGTTAACGCTGGCTGGAACCAGAGCATTAAGGTTGCGGCTACTATTGCGTCTGGTGTGTATATCAGCAGCAATAATACAGGCACCCCTGCACTTACCGTTAGTGGGTCATTCCCCGGCGGCGTCGAGCTTATTAATCAAGGTTTTATTATCGGCATGGGCGGTAATGGAAATGGTAGAGATATATTCGCGCTGGGGTACGTCGGGATCGACGGTGATCCCGGTGGCGGTGCCCTTTCAGTCTCTTCCGCAATATCCGTAAACAACACAGGAACTATTGGCGGCGGCGGCGGCGGCGGCGGGAATGGCGGCTCTAGTTACAATAATAATGATTATGATCAGAAGGGTTATTTTGGCGGCGGCGGTGGTGGTGGCCGTTCTAGTAATGCAGCGAACTCTTCGGGCGGCATATCGGTTAACAACCAAGGAAACGGTGGCGCGGGCACTGTTAACGGCGCTGGCGCTGGCGGCGCAGGTGTTCCGCTTAACGGAGGCTTTAGCACTGTGCCCAACGGCGGCGCTGGAGGAAATTGGGGGGCAGCCGGTGTTAATGGAACAAGCGGCAATTACTCAGCCGCAGGTGCCGGTGGTTCTGGTGGATACGCTATCTCTGGTAATTCATATATTACATATATTGCAACAGGAACCCGACTCGGTTCAATCTCGTAAGGGAAAACAAATGAGCATCCCATACACATACCAAATCATCAATGTTAATGAAGCCGCACGTTGCATGGAGGTCGTATATTCAGCAGAAGGGCACCAGACCATGCACATTGGAGCGCGCCTGCCATTTGAAGGGGAATCGCTGGAAAAAGTCATCGACATGTATGCACCGGTCAATTACTGGATCGAGCAAAAACGACCTGTGGTGGTACCCCAAATTGGTGCTTTTGGGTTGATCGTTCCGTCCAGTAGTACCATTTCTATAACAGAACTTTAATATCTCATTAGTTTTAAGAGAAATTTATTATGCCCGATCGACCATACGTTCAAATCGGCTGCGTAGCTAATTTGTACTCGCGTCAGATGCATTTTAAAAACGCTGGCGACATTGAGCACGGCCACACACATGCTTTTGACCACCTTACTCTATTAGCCTCTGGCTCTTTGCGTGTTACGGTTAACAGCAAGGTTACGGACTTCAAAGCGCCTCATATGATTTATATAAAGGCTGAGCACGAGCACGAGCTTGTAGCTCTTGAGGACAACACAGTGGCTTACTGCATCCATGCACTGCGTAATGGAGATGGTGTTGATGACATTATTGACCCAGCCGCAGTACCAGCGGGTGTAAATCCAATGTCCTTTGCAAAACAGGTTATTTCTTTATAAGAAGTAATAGGTGCATGGACGCCCTGCCACCCACACCCCCAACGGCACAAGCTCCTGCGCCCGTATTTGAATGCGTGAGGTGGAGTTGGTCTTCAGACCGCAAAGATGTCTGGTGCTTGAAGTGGCGTGAAAAGGGCAAGCCTGAACCTAAAAAGGTAGCGGAAAGTGATTGATCCATTAACGGCGCTAGCAGGCATACAGGCAGCAGTTGCGCTGATTAAGAAGGTCAGCAAGACCGTCGATGATGTATCGTCTCTTGGCCCCGTCCTTGGCAAGTACTTTGACGCGAAGTCCACCGCCACCAAGGCGGTTGTTCAGGCCAAGAAGTCCAAGTCCTCGATGGGCACGGCCATACAAATTGAGATGGCGCTGGATCAGGCCAAGCGCTTTGAAGATGAGTTGCAACTCCTGTTTATGCAGGCGGGGAAAATCGATGTGTGGAACCGCATCAAGTCTCGTGCAGCAGCGATGGACGTAGAGTCTGCCCATGATGCACGCAGAGAAAAAGAAGCTGCGGCCAAGCGCAAGCAAGAGATGGACGAGGTTGTTGAGTTGGCCTTGTTGGCGGTTATCTTCTTCAGTTTGGTCGGGGTGATCTTGTATTTCACCATTGGCATCCTTGAGCAGCAAAGATGAGCGACGAGCGTTTAAACCTAGTTGACAAGGTGCTGGCGTATGTCAGCAGCCCGTTCCGTCTGTTTGCGATGGTGCTCATGGCTGTGCTGACCTTTGCGGGCTATTTTGTATACACAAACCAAGAGTTGTTGATAGGGGCGTACAAGGAGTCAAGAAAGATTCCCAGCATCGCTGAAGACCGCGTAGAAGACGCAGCAGCCCATCTGTTCAAGCAGTCGGGCGCACAGATCGTGGCGGTGTTTAAAGTCAACTCGATGTTTGGCACACGCATCCTGCACCGGGCCTACGCCAAGGACGGCAGGGACAAAACGAACGACGGGCTGGACGTTGGGCTGTTTACACAGAACGCAGGCAACAATTCAGATGTGGTCAAGCTCATGGCAAACGAGATTCCATGCAGTGAGTACAAGTCAGCGCAGTCAGAAATGGGTTTGTGGTACATCGCCAAGGGCGTTACCTATACGTGCCGTATCAGCGTTCCACCGGAGCCGGGCAGGTTTGTTGGGCAGATCACAGTCGGATGGGCTACCCAGCCTGAAGACATGGACAACACCCGAGCCATGCTTCAAATCGCAGCAACCATGTTATCGAGGAGTAAACAGTAATGGATTGGCTTAAACAAATCGCGCCCACAATTGCCACGGCAATGGGCGGTCCACTGGCGGGGATGGCTGTCTCGGCTATCTCCAAGGCAATCGGCGTAGACCCAGACAAGGTTGGCGACCTGATCTCCAGCAACAAGCTGTCAGCCGAGCAAATTGCTCAAGTCAAAATGGCAGAGATCGAGTTGCAGAAACAAGCGCAGGAGCTGGGCCTTAACTTTGAAAAGTTGTCTGTAGAAGACAGGAAATCTGCGCGTGACATGCAAGCCGCCACGAGGTCAATTGTTCCCCCG